CAGAGTACCTACAAGACCACCATCAGAAGCTGCCGCCACTACTCCCGCTGCGGCTCCCGCTGTTCCAACTTGCGCGGCTTGTTTTCCAACAGATTTTCCAGCAGAGCCAGCAGTTGAAGTTGCCGCTGTTGCTTGAGCAGCTTTCAATGCTTTCGCACGAGCGGTATTTAAATCTTTCAAAGTTTTATTATCTTTAGTTATCAAATCCTTAGTAGCTCTTTCAAGGGCTTCTTTTTCATTATTAAGGGATTTTAACCTCTTGTTAGATTCAGTAATTTGTCTCCCAATTAGTCTTGCTTTTGAATCTTTGCCTTCAGCAAGTGCAGCAGCTTTTTGCTCTGTAAGGCTTAAAATTCTTGCTTCTTCAAGAACAATTGCTTGCGCTTTAGATGTAGGCAAAATGTTTAATAGTTTTTCTTCATTTTTTGCAATTTTTTCTTTTAACTTTAATATTCTGTTATCAATTTCTCCTATTTCTGTATTAACAGGAATGTCCCCGGTTACTAAAGGTGCACCAACAATAGGTCCTGGAACGGTGGGTGTTGAAGAAACTCCAGGAGTTTTTGGAGAAACTTCTGGCTTGTCAATCACAGGAACTTCTGCTGCTTTACTAATTGCCTCAGCAGCTTCATCTAAGTTTTCGCCAACAGTATCAATTTTTTCTGCAGCACCAGTAATAACTTCCTTTGTACTTTCCGCTGCTTTATTTAATTCTTCTATAGGTTTTTGTATTGTGCTAATATCACCTTTAAATAAATCAGCAGCAGATTGTGAAATTTTACTTTCGGCCAACAATTCTTCTAATGAATACTTTGCACCAGTTTTCATATTTTTAGTTTTTAACAATTGCTGAACTTTATATTTTGTTGCTGACGCTTCTGTTGCACCAACATTCATTTCCGCAACACCAGAAGCCGCTTTACCAGAAGCATCCATGGCGTTATATCCAAGATTTCTTACACTTTTTGCGTATACATCAGCTAAAGCATAAGGAGCAATAGATTTGGCTGTTGCCGATTGCTTGGCCATATTTCCTGCCCTAGCTGCCTCACCAAAAGATGACACACCCTTACTTGTTTTTGCATCTAGTGAACCATATACCGCACCTGAATCGTCTGCAAACATCTTTTTAATATTCTTAAACCTATGCGCAGCACCTTTCTGCATTTTACTTAATGACTGTTTTGTTTTCTTATTGACTCCATCTAATTCTAATTTTAAAGATTTCATCACTTCGTCAATTTGCTCTGCAGGAACTAGGCTATTGATAAGGCCGCTCATTGCCCCCGGAACATCATTTAAAGTACTCCTCATCATTGCTGCAATAGCTTTAATTTCTTTAGGGTTGCCCTTGGCTGAAACCTCAAAATCATTAATAGCTCTAAGCATTAATTCTTTATAAGTAACTACTTGTCTCTTAGTTGAATCAACCATAGATGAGACTGGGTTAAGAATACCGCCTGGCCCTTTATCAAACCCAGGGATTCCTCCGCTTACAGGAACTGAATCACCAGCAGGAACCATAAAGGCAATATTTGGTCTTCTTGGGCGCGGAACCGTTCTTGCGGTTGATTGGCTAGCTGCAGGGCTAACTGCTTTAAGCCTTTTATTCAAATTAGTTAATTTTGTTTGAGCCCTTCTAAGGTCTTTATTAACTTGGGTTTGACTGTGATCTATGGTTTCAGTTATTCCATTTAAAGCGTTAAATGTTTCAGCGCTTTTAGCTGTTTCAATTGCTTCTTTTGCAAGTCTCTTTATATTATATTTAGTCTTCCGTATCTCTGCCTTAATCAGATCTCTTTGTTCAACAATTCCTCTTTTAGGTGATGCTATAAGAGGAGTAGGCTCCCCAGTTCCCATTGGTATAGTGCCTCTACGAACACGCACCCCCCTATTGCTTTTAGATGCCCTAAGAGCATCCCGTGCAGTTACTCCGCGCTGATATTCTTCTTTTTGCTTTATAATTTTTTCAATATCTGCAGCTTTCTGAACATCAGTCCTGAGTTTTACAGCTACGTCATCTGCTTTCTTTACAGCCCTTTTTGAAGCTTTTTTTGTTTCTTGGGCTAAAAGCTCTGCTTCTTCTTTTGCTTCTTGACGAGCTTTAGATGCTTTTGAAAGCATGGTGCTAGTCTGTTTAGGCTTTCTTTTTTTAGGAGCACCCTTGTCTGCTTCTCTCTGCGCATCTACCTCATCCATTCTTCTTTGAGCTGTTTTCCTAGCAGTATCGGCTTTTTTAAAATTTTCAATTTCTTTTTTAAGATCTTCTTCTGTCCCCCCGAAATCTCGCATGTAATCGCCCATTAGTTCCGCACTAGGGTTAGGAGTTGTAGACAATCTTCTTAGCGTCAGAACTTTCTTTTCCCTTAACTCAGCAGCTGCTGCCTGTTTTGCTGTTAAAGGAGTTTGCCCAATAAGTTTTCCATCTTTATCAAATTTTGCTTTATAGCGTTTTATAGGGGCAGACGAAGTACCTCTTCCAGTTTTTTTGATCTCTCTATCACTTACTACTTTTGCAGATTCTGCTAATTCTTCTGCAGTCAATCTATGTTCTTGCGCAACTCTTAAAAGGTTTCTATCTAGGGCTTCAGAAAAACGTTTAGCTTTTTCGGCTTCAAGTTGTTGAATTTTTTTGGCAATATCAGGATTAGTTGCGGCACCAGGAAGTTTTTTTGTTTTTGCAATTTCACCCCCCAATGGCTTGACTTCATTCTTTGCTCTTTCTGTAGCAAGATCATAACCTTCACGAGCGGTAATACTTCTTGCGCCTGAAGATTCGGCATTGCGAATTGCAGACTCTATTCTTGTCCTTCTTACTTCTGTTGTTTGTTTTAATTCACTTTCAAGACCTCTTATTTGTGTGTCAATAGCCGTACCAGTAACAGCATCCGGGGCCATCAATAGAGCTTGGCTTGTACTAAGATCTTTACCTTTCTTAACTCTGTCGCTTATTGTTTGTCTTTCTTTTAGCAACTGATTGAGATTTTTTTCAACCAACCCAACCTCGGCATCTTGAGCAAGTCTTGAATTTACTATTCTCTCAAACTCTGTAAGAGTAAGTTTTCCAGGAATAGTTTTATTAGACCCCAACCCAAGATTTGTTTTTGGAAGCATTTTTCCAGATTGCCCTTCGTTGAAAACTTCCATAATGTCATCAACCGTTTGCGTTGGATACATTTGACTTGTTATATTTGCAAAAAGTTCTCTAACGTCACCAGCAGATTGCTTGCTGCCATCAAATATTCCTGTAGGAACACCTAACTTCCCAATAGCATTTGCTTTTTGACTAAGAGCAACAATTTCTTCAACAGCCTTTTTACCTTTTCCAACAGTCATCTTGGAAACTAAATTACCCCCTTCGGATATGTTTTTAATTATTGAAGCTTTTGTTGGAGCAGGGATTTTAAACGTTTTACCGCCAGCAAGGTTTGAAATATCTTTTAGTTCTTCAGGAATCGCTCTTCCAAAAGAAGTATAAAATCCCGCTATTTCTTTTCCAGTTATTTCAACTAAATCTTTTTTACTAGATTCAAGAACCCCAGCAAGTGCCATTAATTGTGATGCTGATGAAACCTTGCCTAAAACACCGCTTCCCCCCATAGGAATATTGAAAACTGGTTTACTAACAGACTTATTAATAATTTCTTGTGGTTTGAATACAGGCAGAGCAGGTGTTTTTGGTAAAGTTTTCCCAGACGGAAGAACTACTGGTGCAGTAGGTGCAGGAATTGACGCTAATTTATTTTTTGCGGCAATTAAATCGTTTACTGTTTTTAAACTTGCCTTGTTCCAATTTTGAAAACCCGCGTCTACATTTGGGTTTGTTAAAGATTTTAAAAGTTCTGTTCTTCTTTCAATAAGCTCATCAAGATTCATTGATGATGGAAGCTTGTTTACCGGCAACCCTCTTGGGCCGAGTTGTGGTAGTACCTGCGATCCGGGAGTTAATTCCTTACTAGGATTAACTGGTATAGCTGGGCGATTTTTGTCAGCAGTTTGTTTAGGGGGGCCGCGAGGAGATGTCCCGCCAGTAGAAGGAGAAGACGGCCCAATCCCCTTGCCACCTGGACCAAATTTGCCGCCTGTGCCGCCTGTAAATGTGTTTCCTACAAAAGTATTATTTTGAAATATTGAGCCAATAGTTTTTGCAACTTTTGAAAGAGCCCCTTTTGTTCCATCAGCCAAAGTTTTAACACCCTTGGCTGAACTTTTCTCAACAGAATCAGTTATTTTCTTTGCAGCTTCCGCAGCAGTTTTAGCTTTAGTACTTTCATTTGACATCAGAGTAGACAACAGCTCAGATGTAGATGGAGCTTGCTCTCTACGATCCCTTAAAAACTTTTTTGCCATGCCCATCGGACTTGCCAATGTTGATCTACTTTGATTTGGAAGAATATTTGATTGCCTAAGAACATCTAGAGAAGAAGAATCCAAACCGGATACATCTAAAGGCCTTTTCCCACCTAAACCAAATGGAAGCCGACTTGCCCTGCTTGAGCCTTGAACCAAAAACCCTTGGCTTCCTGGTAACTGAGTAACAGCTTTTGCGCCTCTAAGTAAATTAGGGTTATTAATAATATCCATCAAGCTAACGGCAGAAACTCTTGCTTTCCCAAACCCAAGAGTTAATCTCCCTAAAGCTTGAACAACACCACCAAACAAAACTCTAACAGTTCCAAAAGCCAATGTTAAAGGACCAGTAACTGCCATGAGAAGCATAAATGCGCCAACAACTTTCTTTACATAAGTTGGCATATCTTGTATAGCTTTTGCAAATTTTTGAAAAAACGGAAGAACAAATTTTACAAGATCATCTATAATGGGAACAATTGCTACACCCATAGCAACAATTGAAGCTTTGAGTGAATCGTATCTAACCTTTGGAGTATTGCGACTTAACTCCAACTCCTGTTCAGTTATCTTGGCAGCATAATTCTCAACATCAAAACCCATAGACAGATAAACTTTTGAAAACTCTGTTGCTGTTTCAGAAATAAAGTCAATACTTTTACCGTTTGCTAAAGCAATCTTTTGCAATTCTGATTGCGCATCAATTTGACCTTGCTTAATCAGTGCGGCCCTACGGGTTAAACTACTATTTGTTGCAGAAATTTGCTCATTAGCACCACGATGTAGTTTTCCTATATCCTCAATACTGCGTACAGTAATTTGTTCTAACCCCGCAGACTTTAGCCTTAAGTTAACATTTCTTTCAAGAGCTTGAGCAATTTTGTATTCTTCAGTAACAATTCCTGACGCATAACCTTTTGATTGATCTTGCCCAGGACCTTTTAATGACTCTTGAAATTGCCCCATTTGGTTTAATGTTGTTGCCATTCTTGGCCCTTGACGGACACCAAACATTCTTGATGCTAATTCAAGAGTACCCTGCTTCCCCTTGGCTTTTTCCAAAGCAAGGAAACTATTAGTCAAGTCATTTAAGTTTTCAATACCAATACCAGCTGCATATTTAAAATTAGGTCCAAGTTCCTCATTCAACCCAGCAATTATTTGTGTGTTCTGTTTTGTTTGAGCAACCATTCTTTGCAAAGAAACTTTTACAGAGTTAGCTGAAGCTCCGACTTGAAAACCGGTTGCAATCATCGGAACAACCATAGCAATAGCTTCAGTCATATTTAAACCAAACATAGTTGCAGCAGCAGAAACTTCAGGAAACGCTTCAGCAATGTTTCTTAATGACATAACCGTTTTGTTTTCAACTATGTTAAACATTGCCATCTGACCACGAAGCTCCGCCCCTATCTCGGCAGCAACTTGCGCATCGTTAACCTGAACACTTCTACCTAGTTCTCTTCTAACAGCCAATATATTTTGATACATCGCTGAAACAAATTCTTGCGAAGCGGTAATATCAAGATTACCGAGTTTTTCCATCTCGGCAGTCATTGCTGTCAAGTTGTACAACATCTGTTCACTTTCTATTGTTGAATTACTGATCCCGATACCTAACTCAGCAAAATCTCCGGCAATTGACTGAACAAGAACTCTAGACACGCCCCACTTAGCAGTAATCTTATCTAAAGATTTTCCAAGCATATCAACTGCGGCTCTAGCTTGTACCTGGCTGGAAACAAACTTACCATTAGCGTCAACGGTAGACATGAAGTTATCATTTAAAAGTTTTGTAATTCTAACATTTTGAGTTTCTAATTTACTAAATTGAAAAAACGCTTCCCTCAACCCCATAATAATTGGAGCAGAAAAATTTCTAGTAAAAAGATACCCTGATTGCTGAGCAGCTGTACCCAGACCCGATACCTTTTTCCCATAATTTATTAATTCATTTCCACGAATTAAACGAGAAAATGAACTTTGAGCGCTAATAGCGCTATTTAAATGCCCTGTTGTTTGAGCAAAGGCTTGATTGAATTTTGCACTTCCGCTTGCCGCTCTGTTTAAATTAGAATATTCTTTATTTAATAATGCTAAACTCTTTCTAGCTTGTTCTATAGAAGCAGCCAGTAAATTATTGTTTTTAGATAAAGAAAAAGTAACTTTTGAAGCATTAACCGCACCAGTAGTGGTCAGCCCTAATGCTTTATTTAAAGCACTTGTTGAATTACCTAAAGAAACTTGCCTACTTGCTAAACTAGCAATACTATTAGCTAAATTATTTAATTCATTAGCAATTATGGCTGTAGCAGAAGTAGCGTTGTCCGTGACAACGGCATTTATCCTAATAGATTCATCACTTCCGCTAATATCAGACATAGTTTGTACTATAAATTATCGCACAATAGAGAGAATTAAGCAATGCCGTATTACTTGTCAGCATACAACTCAGGGAAAGCTTGTCTTCTATCTTCATCAGTTGTAGCCCCCATACCGAAACCAGAAATGCCTTTAGATTTCATCTCCATCGCAGATGCTGGCTTCTTCGGTTGAACAGGAGCAGGGTCATACCAATCATCGTCAAAATCAACATCTGCGCCTTGAGCGGCAGCAGCAATTTTCATGTTCATTGAAGTTTCATTTGCACAAGCACGATACAACAAAAACAACTCATTTAATGTCAGTTGGCTTTCTAATTCATATAAGTTCAACCATGAACCTGTTTTTACAAACAATTCCGATTCATACTTGAGGAGAGGAATATCCTCCCAACTGAGAGGCTCACCATCCTCTCCGCTTACAAGGAAGGGTCTGACCCCATTGCGGCTGACATAACTTCACCGAACGAACGCAAGTCAAGAACATCTTCAAGAGCTTCTTTGTTAGAAGCTAAAACTGGATCAACAACCGACAGGGCAATACCTGCAGCTTCAACCATGATGTCAATGTCAGCGTCAGTCAATGTATCTTCAGTTTTAAGATCCTTAACAACTTTCATAAACTTACGAAGACTACGAATTGTCAATGGCTTAATTACACGAACTTTACCATCTGCAAATAGAATTTCTCTACCTGCCAGAATATCATTATTTTTATCACTCAATTTAATCACCTGTTCCTTTTGTTTGAGAAGAAAGCAAAAAGCCCCTTCACAATAAGTTTACCACATATTGTGTCGGGACTTCAAGCTTTACAAACTATATTTTATTTAAATATTAGTCTTGGTCAACGATCTTGCCGTATTCATAACCACTGTCTGCAATGGTTGGAAGAATGCGGAAACCTACCGTAAACATCGTTGCCTCTGCACGCTTCATTGAAATCATTGACGATTCCATTGAAACAGCACGCTTTGCGTAGAATTTACGAGTCTTAATCGCTACAGCACTTGAACCTGGTGCTGAACCAGTTACAACAACACCCTTCTCATTTGGGTACACTGATTGTGTTCCAAACATGAAAGTATGAGTGTTAGCTCCATCTGGAGCATTCACAACGATGTCGCCATCGTCATAGTTCCAAGCTGTTGTCAAGTTAGTCAAAGTTCCTTCTGCAAGGGTTGTCTTCAACATAACCTTAACTTTTGATTGAATCAACTTAGCTGCATCGCCAAACTGATCTACCTCAATGTCAACAATTTCTGGTTCCCATGAAATTTCAACACCGTTTGTTGTTGCACCTACATCTGTAAAGCTGTTCATAGCTGTGATGCTAGTTGCGTTTGCGTTGGTGCCAAGCTTAATTGTTGCTTCGCCAACGACTATATTTGCTACTGTTACTGCCATTTTAAATCCTCCTGATTTAATCTAATCGGAATATCTTCCGACCTTTTTTATCGCGCCATTGCGCAATCTTCTTTGAATCTTCAATACCGATTTCGTTTTCACGCTTACCGATACCTAAACCCTTCATCCATTCAAAATCGTATACCTTGCCCGAGATTTTTACCACGAAGCCAGGTTCTTTTCCAATGTATGTAATTGTAGTGTATACCATATTTTATTATAACACAATCTGTTAAGCGCCTAAGCGCAATATAGAGTATACCACATTAATAATCAACATTTTTAATTTTAAAATCAAGGTTCATTCTGTACCAACCCTCTTTCTCTATTGGGGCTGTCAAGCTAGAACCCACCATATAAGAGGCCAAAGGCCTTACTTCTGAAGGAGATATCCCCCCACTTTGACCAACTTGATCACCTATTGATAATAAATTAATTATTCGCTCAGACAACGAAAACAGCCTAGAAGCATCTGTGTCAAAAATAGAATACCGAATGTAATCGCATCTTATCCAATACTGCTCAACATCCGGAACCCGAGGCTGATACAAATATGTGACAAACGGGGCAGCCTCATTGTTGGTAGCTATTACAGGAAAAAAACTCATAGTTTTACCAGCTAAAGAAATCAATGTAGCATCACTAATTAGTCTTGAGTTAACATCATAAATACTAATACCCACTACACCCCCCTTGTTAATTTAATAAATGATTCCCTAAAAGTTTCTTTAAAAAATTCTTTAGCATCATCACTAACATCATCAACATCCCCAACATTACTTGCTGTTATCAAAAAGGTATCGTTATCATTTTCTAAACGCACTACACCGTATTCGGGGTTAATTTGTTGCAATTTTAGTACAGTTGCCTCAGCTGCTTCAGCCATAGCAGTTTGTTGATCAAGACTTATTTTGTTTAATTTATCAATATAATTATCAACATTTCCGGAAATAATAAATTTTATCATTGCGGCTCCACAACTCTTTTTAGCATAACCAAAGTATGATGTTTTTTACCAGAAAAACCAAATTTAGGTTGTATCCCTATAATTTCATAAATATCAGAATTAATAGCATTACCGTATCTATCTTTCACTTCCCCAATTCTGTTTGCAAAAATTAAATACTCATCATACTTTAAGGGAACGATTGCTTCATAGTAAGATATGTTTTCATTATATGGAGCGATTCTTTTTTCGCCTCCAGTTGAAGAAAGCGTAGGTGTTTGAAATTGGAAATTAATTACACCAGCACTTGTAAACGTTGGATACTTTTGACCTGCAGCATTTGTTGTAATACTTTTAGTAAAAACAACGCCGTTGTGAGTAAAACGAAAATATGTACCATAGGACATAATTAGACCACATAATCCATAATGAAAATTGTGTAGTCCATAAGTAAAATGTCGGCATCAATATTGCCGGTTGATTCATAAAATGAATCCTTTGTATCATACTTAATAATGTCCATATCTACACTCTTCATCCCGTGCCTTCTATATTCGGAGTCTCCCGTCATCATGTCTGCAAGAAGCAAATTTGTTGCCTGCTCAATGTTATTAGGAACAAATTGCCAGCCAAAATCTCCTTGAACTTTATAGTCATCTGAAGCGTTAAATTTATTACTAACAACAATCACCTGAACACTGTCTAGGAATGAATTCTTAAATTGAATCCAATTACCGGATTGAAAGTTAAATGGCTCTCTTGATTTTTCAATATTGTTTATTGAGTTATTTGTTGAATCATGCAGCAATGTTTCGTCATCATCACCGACATTCATAGTTACCGAATAAAGATTAACTATTGGTAATGGGAGAGGTAAAGTACTTTTATTGTTACCATTTAAAATAAAAAATTTATTTGAATAAAATTCAAAAGATTGTCCACAAAATGTATTAATTATATTACGAACTCTTTTCTCATAAGAATCAAATTTGTCATAAAAATCATTTTCTAAATCAGGGTATTCTTCAAAAAACAAATCAATATCACAATACGGTGTATAAACATTTATATATTGTGATTGCGTATATGATGTACCGCTTACTGTGTAAGTAAAATCTACACGATGTCTGCCTGCTGAATTAAGAACATAGATGCCAGAAGCTTGTTGACCATATGTAATCGTATAAACACCAGTTCCGGTTCTTGTTGCATTAGTTGGGCCGCTAACAAGTGAACCGAACTCGTGGTAAAGACTTGTAGAAACAACATTGGATGCAGGATCACTTGGCAAAGTTAAAGTAAGTGTTTTACTTGTGTTAATTTTTACATCATCCATGATATATTAATTATAACAGAGAACGCCTTCTAAGCCTTAGAAGGTTTGCATCGCCAAAGACACTTCTAGGTCACTAACCTGAGCATCTAATTCAGAAACACCAGCCCCGCCACTAATGTCAAAAGAAACAATAGCATTGCTAGAGTTTTTATAAAACAAAATTTGATCGGCATAGTTGATAGCAATTTCCCCATATTCCAAAGAAGTTGGAGTGTTCGTAACTGTGCCTGAGTTTTTTATTTTTATAACATTAGCCATTTTGCCTCTTAATTAAAATGTTCCGCCATCATATGTAGCTGTATTAGCTGCAACATTAGAAAGGAAAGAACTAAATGCCTGAACATCTGTACCAATAGCAAGACCTAATGCAGTTCTTGCAGTTCCGGCAGATGTTGAACCAGTACCACCGTAAGCAAGACCTACAGCAGTACCTTGCCATACACCTGTACCAATTGTTCCAACCGAAGTAAGACTTGATGTAACAACACTTGAAGCAAGAGTTGTATTAGAAAGAACAGCTGAACCACCAATATAAAATGATTTACCCGCAACAATATTAAAATGCTCAGAAGATGTCCATGCGTCTGTTGCATCAATCCAATTCAAAGTCTTATCCGTTGTTCCTTTAACCGTAATTCCTGCGCCATCGGCTGTTGTGTCATCAGGAGTTGCGACTTGAGCAATAACAACATTTTTATCTTCAACAACCAAAGTAGATGTATTAAGAGTTGTTGTATTGCCTTGAACCAACAAATCTCCCGTTACAGTCAAATTACCTGGAGTAACAACATTAGCAGCGAGCGCTACTGTGCCAGATGTGTAAGTAATTTGATTCTCTGTCCCAGACAGAGTTGGAAGTGAACTATCAACATATGCTTTTGTAGCAGCATGAGTATTTGCACTTGGTGTTGGAACAATGACTGTCCCCGAAAATGTTTTATTCCCAGTAATAGTTTGAGATGTACCCAGTGTAGTGTATGCACCATAACCACCGATTGCGAGAACAGATGTCGCACTACCGCCAGCTCCGCCAGTTCCTGTACCGTAATACAAAATATTGTCTGCTTCGTTAAATGCTAGTTCCGCATTTTCTAAACTTGTTGGTGCACCCGCTGCTCCAGCAGATGACCTTCTTTTAATTCTCAGCGTATTTGCCATTAGTAGTTTCCTCCATCCATTAATAAATTAGCTGCACTATGGACATGATCTGCCCTAGCCGCCAACTGACTAGTTCCAACAATGCCAGCCCTTGCAATATCAGTGACCGTTGTAGCTAGACTTAAACTTGCTAAATTAATTGTACCACTTGATTGATTTAACACCGTAATATCTGTAGTTACAGCAACATTTGAAACATCCGTTGTTGTTACTTGAACCGTTGTAATATCAGCTGTCACGAGTTACATCCCCAACTACCGTACAAACACCAGCTATCAGAGTTGTTATTGTTGCCCCGTTAGTTTCTTGAAAGTCATAAACATAAGACCCGGCAGCGATATTTGCTGTATTGGATGCGGTTAAAGACATTACTACAACCCCGTTTGCGGCATTAGTCAAGGTTGACGAAAAAGTAGCAGCAACAGTAACAGAATTTTTTTTCTTGCGAATTTGGCCGCTATATGTTCTGCTCGTGATGTTCACATTAGCATTAGCGCTGTCTTTTACACGCAATTCATGAGCATAAGTATCGCCTTGATATATCGTGATATTTCTTGATCCAGCCATATGTTCTCCTATAAGATATTATACTAATTTTCTTAAGAGAGCAAAGCCGCCCATGTATCTCTATCAACAACACCAGTAACTGGAAGTTTATTTTTTTCTTGAAACTTCTTGACCATACCTTCGGTCACGTTACCAAAATCACCATCAGCTCCCGCAGCAAAACCTTTTTTAGTCAATAGATTTTGCAATCTCTTAACAGCGTTTCCTTTATTCGGATTAGAAATTATTGGCAGTGACGCTGGGTCAACACTAGGGCTTCCTTCCTTAACAACTTCTTGTTTATTTTCAGCTACAGACTTTTGCTCGGTTGTCGTACCAAAAATACTTGCTGGTTTTGGATTAAGCAAAAGCCAATCCTTAACAGCTTGAGGAACCGCATCACCCTCTGTATAGCGAATATGCCATGGTTCGCTCGGAACCACTTCCCATGAAAATCCAAATTTTAAAACATTAGCAATAAGCCATTTCAAACGCTTTGGTTCCCCAGCAGTGTGAATATCTACAGCCAAACCCAAATTATGCTGACTCTTGCCTGGTGTAGCCAACATAGCCATACCTTTTTTAAGGTACCAAGTTTTGCCTTCAAAAGTTTTTGTACTCTGATTAGTGATTGGTTGTAGTTGATATCTTTGCAAGAACCCAGCTTTCTGAGCGTCATAACTTCTATAAGTATCTCCCGAACTAGTCGGCTTCAATTCAACACCATCTTTTTTAGCAGCATCCACCATCGCATTCCATGCATCAGCAGCAAGGTAATGTAACTTACCTCCCTGCGGAATATCACGGAGTAGCGATGGGTGGAGTTTGCCAGGTTCTACATTTTTTAAACTAATTGGTAATTTAACCGGAACAATGATGTCCCATTCAACTTTTTTACTCATGTAGACTCCTTAATTTAAATTATTTACCGCGACCAAAAGCTGGATCGTTTGGATTCAGCCATCGCATAATTACTGGAACTAAACCAGCAAGTGCCGCTGTTGCGATATCTTTTGGACTTGTGTTTCCTGTCATATAAACTGCAAGACCTGCTCCAACACAAGATCGTGCATAAGACGCTAACATTTTCTTATTATTCTCATTCAATAAACTAGACATTGATCATCCTCCTAACACCCATTGGTGCCGACTATCATTATACAACACCAGACATTAAAGGTAAATTAATCGGTATCGTTTTTGAATATTTGGTGTAGATAATGGATTACACAAGCAGTTATCGTAGAAAATAAAGCAATCTTTTGCGTCATACCAGAAAGTGTGTAATAAACAACAACGCTTCCGGCAATTGTAAAAGCCAAACCAGCTGTTATATCCCAAAGTTTTTTAACAAACCCCAACCAATCAAATTTTTTCATCTCTATACCCTCCTTAACAGAATACTTGAAAATGCTATTTTTAGCATAATTTGTATCATCATCATCTCCGCCAGATATTTCTCCAGCCATCTCTTGCTCTTCTTCTTTTCTTGCAGCACGATTAGAATCTCCACTAGGACTTCCCCCACCAGAACTTCCGCCAGAACCATTTGAACCAGAACCACCAGCTACAGCGTTTGCAGCAATAGTGGCAACTGCTGCCGCTGCTGCAATCAAAGACCTACGATCACCAGTGTCAACTGCTGAACCAACAGCAATATAAGTATCAAACACTCCAGCAAAAACATTTATTTCTTCTTCAAATGATTCTTTAACTTCAACAGGTGCGTCTATAAGTGCTTCAGATATAGCCGCTCCATCTTCTGCCGAAACTTCGGAAACAACAACTGCAGCAAAAACTTCTGTTGCTTGTTCACCGTCAATGCTTTCAAGAACTTTGGGACTAGTTGCCAGCTCTGTTGCTTGGTCACTAGGAATACCACCTTCCTGTTCAATTACCAATGTAACAACTTGCCCAACTTGCTCGCTTGTAATTGATTCTGATTCTAAAACATCAACAATAACCTCAAGTGATTCTTTGTTAAGTTCGTTGCCCAAGACAGCAGTAAAGGTTTCAATCAAAACCTCAGTACTTACTTCTTCGTCAAAGACTGCACCAAGAGCAGCACCTAAATTGTCTGCGGTTAGACCGTCTTTCAATACATCAACAATGAGGTCAATGGTTTCTGCATCGGAAAGATCTGCATCAAAAACGCTGTCAAATACTGCTTCTGTTTCTGCTTGACTGAGATTTGTTTCAAGCAAGTCGCCAAGCACTTCCATAGTGTCCTCAACAGAAATGTCCTCATCAAACACAGCTTCCATAACTTTGTCTAAATCGCCAGAACTAATTGGGCCATCAAAGATTGATTCCAAAGCCGCCACCATATTCTCAGCAGAAGTATCTTCCGAGAACGCAGAATCCAAAACTGCTATAAGTTGTTCGCTAGTTATGTCCGCATCTAGCATTGTTGTCAGTGCTTCGGTGAATACATCTGCCGAAACATCTTCGGTAAACACGGCTTCTAAAACATTGTCAAGCTGAGTATCAGTAAGTTCCGCCCCAAGAAGTGTGTCAAGAACAGCACCAACTTCCTCAACAGTAATTTCAACGCCAGGCGTAAATGTATCTTCAAGAATGTTATCCAGTATGGCTGTCGTGATTGGCTCGTTGTCTTCTACATCGGTGACGGTATACTCATCTGGTGGAATTATTACTACTACCGTTTCAGGTTCTGTTTCTACTGGTCCAACTTCTATTGTCGGTAGTATCACTGTTGTTTCTGTTTCTTCGGGAAGCGTCACTACAATGGTTGTTTCTGTTTCTTCTGGCTGAGTGTATTCTGGTTCTGTGGGCGTGGTTGGCAATACAACGGGTTCAGAAGGGCCTGTAGAGCCTCCTGGTTGATTTTCTACAGGGATTACTGGTTCTGGCACTGTAGTGGTGTTATTTATAAAAACAGTCGTTGTTGTTTGAGGCGGAGTATAAGGCGCTTCGGTTGTAGTAGTTGTACTAGTAGTTGTAGTAGTTGTACTAGTAGTTGTAGTAGTTGGAACAGTTGTTGTAGTTGTTGTGGAAGTCGTTGTAGTGGTGGATGAAGTAGTGGTAGTTACTGGAGTTGGATCAAGAACAGTTGCATCAACAGTTACTTCAGGACCGTACACACACGGTCCTACGCCCTGATTAGAAAAACAACTTTGATTTCCCGCTTTGATACCAAAACGGACAGGTCCGTATCCAGTCGTGACAGGATTGCTGCCAGAGAACATTCCAGTGCTTAACGAGTAGTTAGTTCCTTGATTGGTCCAAACTCCCCAGCCACCCGATGTTGTCCCACCAATTTCGTCAAGGTCGTAAAAACTAACACCGTAAGCATATATGTCAACATTGCTTGATGTTGGTGCATCCCAATCAAGGTCAACACTTCCATCTGCGTTTGCAACAGCCGTTAGATTTGTGACTGCATTAAGGTATGGGGCAACTGTTGTTGTTGTTGTAGGTGGAACTGTAGTAGTAGTGGTAGTTGTACTCGTAGTTGTACTTGTAGTAGTGGTGGTAGTCGGTGTGGCAGATTCACTTGTCTTTGTGAACCATGATTCAGGAACTGGTACATAGGAACCACCAACCAAGTAATTCAATTTTACCCAGTTGCCACCACCATTTTCGTAATACCAAACAAGCAATTTCTGTGGAACTCCAGCAACAAAATATATTTCTGTGGTTCCGCCAGCGTTCCCTGAGTCATACCATGCGTCCACCCTGAGTACATCATCCAGATAAAGTTTTACGCCGTCATCTCCGTGCAGATACAGCGTGTATTGCCCAGTGGTTGGGGCGGTTATGTAGCCTTCGTACTTAACTATAAAGTCGTCATACAGTCCACAAATATTATTGCCAAATTGTTGGTCAATAGATAGATATGTAGTCGTGCATTGAACTGGCCTGCCAGACACGGTGGGCAGAGGAGGGGCGTTGTTGTATCCGTAGTTATTGTAAACAGTAACATTTAGTCCTGGCTCTACAGCTGCTTGAACCGAAACCAATGGCATAACCATTGATAAAACAAAAGCGGGAACAATGACCCACCACCCTTTTCTAAAATTTATTTTCATTTTATTCTTCTATAAAAATACATTCACCTGGGCAATCTTCAGCCGCATCAATAACATCGGCTAGCCTATCGTCTGCAAAAGAAGCCAACCCGCTTGCGCCTTCTGGGTTCCCTCGCAGCTTTGAATATACTTTCCCATTCTCTTGAACATACGCCAACCCATCCTCCAGCATGATGAACACATCTGGGGCTATCTCTGCACACAGTCCATCGCCAGTACATAAGTCTTGGTCAATCCAAACCTTCATTACTTCTTTCCATTTCTCTTCTTTAAAAGCGCATCAAAGTCTTTAACTTTTGTTTCGCCCATATAGCCCCACGCATAACCTTCATCAATCAATGTTTGATTGATAGATACTTTGTTGTCATCAAGAAATACCCAACCCAAAATACGACCATACTTTTCTGAACTGTCTGGCTTTTCGGTTTTGATAACAATATTTGTTGCAGCATCAATTGCTTTTTTCAATCTGTCTTTTACTTCCAACCCCAAAACTTTTTCGGCTTTATCTGTTGTACGAGATTCAGGTGTATCAATACCGGCAAGACGAACACGTTGTGAATAAGAAATATCAAAACCCAAATCAATGTCAACATCAATCGTGTCCCCGTCAACAACTTTCAAAACTTTTTTTACGCGATACTCGTACATTATTTATTCTCCAAATGGTCTGGGATTCCATTGCCGTCTTTATCTTCATCAGATTTTTTTGATTTCATGCCATTAGACATAACCAAACCGCCAAGACTTCCTGTTAAGAAAACAGTAAGCGTTTTGAGCAAATCAATGAAAGCGGAATCGTTTGGCGATTGTTGACCGATTGGCTGTGTAACAAACATTAAAGCATAAACAAAACCAATAACCGTGATAGCAAAAACTGCTGCCAAAATAATTGCGACACCAAAAATCATTCGGGCATGCAGCTGTTCTGCTGTATATCGTTCTTTATTAAAGAAACTCATTATGGGGCCTCCTTGATCAAGTCCTCTGTGCATGTGCCACTAGGCACACAAATTGGTGGATTACATTCCGGGTTTTCCCAGTTCTTATACTCTTGACATGAATAGCGGTAACTACCGTCATACCCACAAGAAGTGAGGAACATTATGGCAAGAAAAGTAAATAAAAATATATAAATCCGGGTTATTTTTTTCACCCTCACATTATAGTTTAAAATTTATTTTTTAGATAAATACTGCTTAACTTCTGGCAAATACAAAATTTCGCGAAAATCTGTTCTCCCAGCTTCCCCATGCCAAAAAGTATTAAAAGCCAAACTAACTCTATTTTCCGAAAAAATTTCTGGAACACCGTGTGGTAAGTACGATGGGAACAATAATAGTGACCCCTGAGTAGCTGGCACCCACCAGCTCATAGAATTAAATGGATTAAAATCAGCATGTTGAAATGTTGAACTCATTTGTGGGCATGGATTAGTAAACATAATTTTATCTTCATCGGAAGATTTTATATAAAAAACTCCACTAAAAATACTGTTTGGATGAGTATGATTTTTTGATCCACCACCAGATGTCGCCGCATTCAACCAGCTTTGGGTTATATAAAATTTTGTTTTAGAAGTAATATCCAAAACTGCGTAAGCAAAATGATGTATAGCGTCAGTACAAAATTCTTTAATATTTTGAAGTTCAGGTTTATCTAGAACGTAATTATTTGCAGAGCCATGGCTGTTTTGATTATTGTAATTATTAGTCGCACTTATATCAATGTCTAGCTCTTTGTTTATGCACTCAATTTCTAAATCATTGAGTTCCTCTATGTAGTTATAGCGAACAACCGGTACTGGAAAAAGCCCATTGATTTCGGGCGAATTGTTTACCGAGGACATGTGATGTTTATATTAACAACTCTACGCATTATCGCGTCAGTTGGCAACCCTCCAGAATGTTCTATGTCCGCAGAAAATATTAACAAACTGTCTGCTATGGATGGGTTCTTTAGAAAAGGAACACGTTTGTCATCATAAAGTGTCGTGCACCCATTAGTGTCATCCATGTAGTAGATAGCCGTATATTGCATATGTTCTTCATTTTCTGTTTTGGGCACATCCAAGTGCGGCTCCCCAGCATGCTCTATATTGTGATTAAAAATCATATTGACATGCAAGCTGTCAATTGAAAGAATTGGTTTAGAAATTATCTCTGAAACTTTCCAAGCAATTGGTAAAAATAAATTTGTATGCGAGGATTGATTAACTCCATCAAAAATCAAGGTGTGTCTGAAACCGCTGTTTTTGAATTCGGTAGGCAAAGATCCTGTTTGAGTATTTGCATAAAAAAACCAAGGGAATTGACCAGGTGCTTCTATCTTATCCAGTAGATAATTTAAAAAATAATTACCAAAAACATTGTCAACTTTTTTATACATAACAGCTACTTCCAGCGAGGCCCAAGAACCCAACCAACAAGAGACTTGCGGGTTCCCTTGGTTATTGTACGCACTCTGTGACGAGTACGAGAATCAAACAATATAAGGCATCCTTGTGTTTTCGGCGCAATATAACTCTCACCTGACTCGTTGATAAGTTCAAGCTCACCACCTTCGTAATCTTCTGGGTTGGAAAGTTGTAACGAAAAAGAAAGTTTTCTGACAAGTTCTTTGTTTTGATTTACAAAATCGTTGCCCACACCATCGGTAGAATTACCAACAAATTGTGGTTTATAAGAAGTTGTTAAACCGCCATCGTTATGCCATTCATAATACTCACCCTTGTCATAAATGGTGTACTGAATGTGTTCGCTATCCAGTCCTTTTAAATCATACAAAAAATTTTCTCTGTTTGCACGTTCAATATAGTGCCATAAAAAACCACCCATCCAATGGGAACTTCTAACCCATGAATGCTTTGCCTTTCGCACTTCGTTGAACCCGTCCCCAACGTAAAGATTCACTGGTGAGGATTTAATATCTTTTTCAAAATCTTTCAGTAATTCTTTTTCCATAATTTTTATAACTTCATCAGGCAAACCAGTAAAAAACCAAATTGACTGAAATGCCGTATTTGTTCTATCACTCATCATCATCCACCATATCTGCTACTAAATCTACAAAAATCTTATACATATTTTCTGCTTCGTCAAATAATTTTTCTTTTTGAATTTCTTCATAAAATTTTGTTTTGCTATGTGTATGAGCATGAGGGTGATGAAGCGGATAGGTTGTTTTAACAAATTCATCAATCTCCACCATGTGTACCCACTCGGGATCTTGTAAATTATATTTTTGAGAATATTCAAACATCGCCCGATTGGGGTGTTTTCTGAGTTGATTTAAGGTTGTACAAAAAATGTTTGATTCTATGGCTTTGTTAGCAAACCTAATATAAAACTCAAGTCTTTCTGCTGCCGACCAATATCTAGGAGGGTCTGCTTCTTCTCTAAGGTCTGTTGTCATCCAAGAAGAAATGCATTCTAAAGGTTCCCTAAAAATACAAATTACATTTGGGCATTGCGTCATTGGTGTCAAACGATGCTGAGTAAGAGCAATTTGTAATCCTGGAAAAGCAAAACCTAATGTTGCCTCTAGGGTTCTTGTCCCAGTTCTTGGATAACCAACAGGTGTTAGTCTTCCCACCTCTGCTGCTCTTCGTTCCATACAAAATATCCTACCATATCTGGATGAGCGATGGGCGCTTCCCAGTCAACAGTGTCTGCATTAAAAACCCAAGAAGGATAAGGTTTTGGGGGTATAAAAACATCTAATTCTTCGCTGTAAGTATGACCAATTGCAGCAAAACGCTTTCGGATATTGTTATTGTACGAAGTTCGTTTACAGATCAAACCTTCAAACCACGGTCTAGAAGAATAAAAATTTTCCCATGCCTCTGACGAGCCTCCAACAACCGTACCGTCCAAATCAGTCTGGGTTTCGTTCTCATCAATGCCTGTAATAACATCAACAACAATAGAACTACTGCTATCAATAAGTGCGTAATGTGCCATTATGCGAAACTTATCAATCCACTACCAGAAGTAAAACTATGTCGTTTAAAACCTCCGCTAGTAGTACCTGCGCTATGACCCAAGCCAGCGCCAACAGTAATTGTTAAACTGTCTGCGTAGCGAACCATTACAATTCCTGAACCGCCAGCATTGCCTGTTTTCCCACCATATTGCCAAGAACCACCACGACCAGCACCACCGCCGCCTCCTGTATTACCACTTGCTGCAGAACCTACAGGTGGACCGTCATATGTTGGGTCATACAAACCTGCACCACCGCCACCACCAGCGCCACCACCGCCGACAGAACCACCACAATAGTTACATGGGTTGTTTGGTGCTTGGCTAACACCGCCACCACCGCCACCAAAATATTCGTTACTTCCTCTAATTGAAGTTAGTGTTCCATTACCACCTGTGTAACCTGAGTTGGTTGCGCCGCTTCCACCACCTGCTTGAAAAGAGCCATTAGCACCAAAATTTAATCCAGCATTACTGGTAGCACTACCGCAACACAATCCACCAGAAGCAGTATAAGAAGCAAATTGGCTGGTTCCGCCTGTGGCACCACCGCCACCACCGCCACCAACAGTAACTTGGAGTTGCTGACCGCTTGTCACATCCAAAGCACCTAAATTAGCAGTTGCTCCTCCAGAATTTTCAGCACCAACACCACCAGCCCTATAACCGCCACCTTGACCACCAGGACCAATTGCGTAATTACCTCCGTAACCAGAAGCACCGCCACCACCAGCAATAAACGCAAACGAAATTGGAAGACCTGATGCGCCACCGCGAGAATATGCATCAACCTGAAATGTGCTGTTATTGCGTTTAGTGTTAGGAGCAAGAGAGCCTCCGCCAACAGCTTTACCGCCAGTAGTGTTTTTCCTAATACGAGACATGGCTTATGCTGTGATTCGGTTAACGTATCCTGACAACGAAATAACGTTTGTAGTACCAGCTGCTGCACGGATTGTCAAAGCTGCTGAAGCATTACCTTTAAGAATCAAACCAGGAACTACAAGATACAAACCACCCTTAGTCTTTATTGTATATTCAATAATATCATCAGGATCTGTTACCCCACCAAAACCAAGCCGCAAAGCAACATCTGCTGAGTGGTTATTTTGTGCATAAATCCAAACTTCTTCAAATGTTGACGCTGTTGAAGAACCGGTATGAATCAAAGTTGGTGATGTACCAATCGCTGTTGCAACCACCTTAATTGCGCGTCCATCAGTACTTGCTGAAAGAAGTTGTTTACTAAATGTTGCCATTACTATCTCCTATATAATTAAAATACCTGTGAAGCCAAAATTACTTGATCATCACTTTCATTAAATTTTTGCCAAATAGCAGTTGTGCCATTTGATGTCAATAAAAATTGATTTGTACCAATTGCTATCCTACCTAGAGTATCATTTGCAGTACCGATAAGCAAATCTCCGGCTGCATCTATGACTGCATTAGTTGACCATGCAGCTGTTGCTATTTTTACAGCAGTGACAGCGCCATCAGCAATATCTGCTGTAATAACCGCATTGGCAGCAATTTTTGCTGTAGTGATTGAGCTATCTTGGAGCATCGCTGTTGTAATTGTATTTGCAGAAATTACACCATTATATGCGCCATAAGCCAAAGAATTCCATGCCGTGGAACCATCACCAACTTTATAATAAGTAGTATCTGTTTCTAACCCCAATTCTCCAGCTGCCAAAACCGGGTTAGCAGATGTCCAAGCAGCTGCTGTATCTCTGCGCATTTGAATTTGAACTGCCATTAGCCTAATGCACCTCCTCCATAAACTGTAGAAGCAGTACCCCCGTCTAGATTATAAGAACTACCTGTTGATATTAATGAAACCCCAAGCAATGTCCAACTAGAACCATTATACAACCATGTTTTCCCCGCAGCAATAAAAGTATCGTTTACGCTTGGGGAGTTTGGGAAATCTATAGCAGTCATAACAATTAAGCTTGTGCCTCAGTCCAGGATAATCTTCCGAACACCGTAGAAGATGAACCACCAAGGTTACGCACCATGATGGTAAGAACATCGGGACCATCTGGAAAAATATTTGTTGTTGATGTTGCACCAGTTCCGCCACCGAGAATGGAGTTACCAAGGTCTCGCACGGCTCCAAGGTCAATTGAGTTTGCTCCAGTACCTACAAAGAAACCTCCAGTGACTTCACCACCAGTGTTTGTTGTAGTAGTTGTGCTATAGTCAGCAACTTGTGCAAGACTTGAGGTTGCACCAGCAGGTCGGTTCCAGTTTTGACCAGTGGATACGGTTCCATTAAGAACAGCGGTAATCAGCAAGTTAGAGCTAGCCGTTGAGGTCGTAACATCCAATGCACGAAGAATCAACTGCATTCTGTTAACCAACTCTCTTGTCCCAAACACACCGCCGACTCCATTATCCGCAGATGGCGCTACCCTGATTGAAAGAAGAGCATTTGTTGCTCCGGCAGCTACAGCAATTGAACCAGTAGTGCCATAAGTAAACACAAGAGATTTGTCATCATCAAAACGACCATCCATGATCACTGAAGTTCCCCAATGAGAAATAGAACTTGCATAAGTTGGATATGCTTGCTCTACAACCACAGGTGATGTTGCCGAATACGGGAACGAAACAGCAGTTCCTGAACCAAGCGCAGGTACGATAACAGTAGGGTTAGCACCAGTTGCTGCTTGACTCAATGTTAATGTTGTTCCAACAATATTAGAAATAAATGTTCCTTCAGGAATATTTGTTCCAATAACTCTCTGACCAATCTGCAAGTTAGAAGCAGATGACACTGTTGCAGAGTTTGAACCAGAAGCAATGGTTAAAGCCAATGAAGTGCTACCACTTTGCCCTCTAGTTAAACCAGTAAAGGTTGTAGCGGTCAATCCTGTATAATTGATAAATTCATAACCATGTGCTGCATGGCGAACACATAGGGTTCCTGAAGTAGGAAAACCAGAAGTACTTGCAACAGTAATTGTTGTATCACCACTATTAATAGTTGTGGTGGTATTTGTAAATGGGACAACTGTGCTTGATTCGTATCTTGCACACATGTTTCCAGAACGCATCCACGATTCTGAGTTGACGTTGTTATTGGGTACTTTATGACAATAAACAACATCTCCGTTAGTAGCTCTCATTCCCCAACGAATAAAACCAGCACCATACCAAGAATAATCAATATAAAACATTTGCATTTTTGAAAGATCAACATTGTACCCAGAAGGTCCTGTCCCATCAAGTTTGTCAAGATTCCATGTTGATTGAGCATAACGGGTTTCAATTGTTTTTGTAACAATTGCATATGCAGCATTAGCCCCACGATACGAAGGGCTTATAGTAAGAGATGTATCGCTTGCAATATCTGTAACGCGATATGATGCTCCGCGAATTACAATATAATCACCAATATTGAGTTGTCTTGAAAATACAGTTGGGAAAGAGGAATCTGTTTGAGTTACCGTATTTTGCCCAGATGTTACAGAAATTTTACCAGCAAGTTGAAACACAGAAGATCTTCTTACCGCATTAAGTGTTTGACCATCAAATTCAAAAAATACACCGTTTTGTTGATCAAACAATCCAAGTCTATTTGCACAACCATGCCAGCTATTTATTGCTACATAAATAGTTCCTCCTGCTGGTGTTTGAGAAGGAGAAGATGTTGGCACATATGTAAATGTATTAAAACCAGTAACATTTGTAATAGTATATGTTCCATTATAATTTGCATCCGATGCACCAGTTACAGTTACTGTAGATCCTGGTAGAATATTATGTTGTTCTTTTGTTTGTACAGTAACTACGCCTCCAGAAAAAGAAAGAGAATCAATTTGAAAATTTGGTTTTAAAATAGTTCCCGAACTTACTTGTACACCTTTACCTGATTGATAACGAAAATAACGGCGTGTCTGGCGAATTGCACTGCAATAGTTTGATGTCCCATTAGATGAGAAAATAACTCCACCATCAAAAGGCCTGTGCAAGAATTGCGATTGCGGTCTTACATAAACAGCAGCAGAACCAAAAGATAAAGTTGCTGTTGGCACAGCGTTAGCGTAATAAACAAACACTGTGTTGCTCAAAATTTGAGCAACAAAAAACGAACCGTTTGGAGGGTTTGCACCTGTTGTTGTAATACCAGTGACAACAACTTCGTTGCCAATAGAAAGCCCATGAGGAACTGTTGTTGTAACAGTTACCTTAGTAGTAGTTCCATCAATTACAACTGATGATGGCGCTGCTCCAATTGCAGCACCAGAAAAAATAAAACCAATATAAATAGCTGTTTTGTTTGAATCAAAAATTGCTTGAACAGCTGTGCTATTAACAGCTTGTGCTGTATATGTAAAACTTACGTTTGTGGATACTGATTCAACAATAAAATTACCATTAGCCGGGCTTAAAAAAGTATCATAAACTGAAATTGGTGTGCCAACTGCAATGCCTGTGGTTGACGGAAGAGATACGGTTACTGTCCTTGAGTTGGTATTAAAAGCAATAGCTGTAATACCAGAAATGGGAGTCTGTGATGAATATACATATGGTCTGTTATCAATTAGGCCAAGATTTTCCCATTTTGTTTGTTGTGTACCGTATTCAAAGTCGGTATCAATCAATGATTGAGGTTGAGATACACGAAGTCTGTTAACCGGATCATTAAATAGTTCCGAAGGTTTAAATGTTGTTTCCCCAGTAGGTAATTGTTGAATTGCCATTATGCTGACTCCATTCCGCTAATATGAAAATTAACTGTAGCAGCAGAAGCTCCACCGGTAATTGTTTTAGTTGTTGCTAAAGCTTGTTTTACATCAATGGTTACAACACCACCGGCAGGAATGGAAACTCCTGGAAACAAAGAAACGCTATCTAAAGCTAAAGTGTATGAAGCAGCTGCAGATAAATTAGTGTTCACAACAACAATGTTTGTCACAACAGTTACGGTTGATGCCGGCACTGTATAAAGAACTGTATTTGTAGTAGTTGTTGCAGCACCACGAAATAAAGCTTTTGCTATATTAGCCATTTAAACCTCTAGACACTAGTAAACCCCCATAATAAAAGGTATTTCAACATCACTACCTAGTTTAGCATAAGTAATTGAATTATCCATTATTTTAGCAGTAGTAACAGCATTACTAGCTAACTTAATAGCAGTAACAGAAGTATCTGCTAAGGCAAGAGTTCCAATTGTTCCATTGGCTGTTGATGTTATTGATTTTAGTGTCCAATTAGAACCTGTAAAATACCATGTTTTGCCATTTGCAGTAAACTCATCATTAGTTGATGGTGTGTTTGGAAAATTGATTGCCATATAACTCCTATAATACTTCTTTAATAATTAATTTGCAATTAGACAGTTATATTTCCTGTACCTGCGGTAAATTGATAAACTTTATACCCGCCTGAAGTTACTGGGCCGGTGTAAGTAAGTCCAACACTAATAGAACCTAGATCGGGGAATGTATCTGCATAACGAATAACAACCACACCACTACCGCCGTTACCACCACCGCCACCACCACGATTTGCTGTACCTCCTCCACCAGCACCAGCACTTCCGGCGCTAACACCAGAACCATATTCATACAACGCAGCACCACCGCCACCACCTGCATAAGTT